TGGGTATCAAGAACGCCCAGAAGCTCGTACCGCTCAAGGACGGGGACGACATGAAGCCACGTGACCCCATTTCTGAGAATATGGACGTCATCAACGGTAAGCCAGTCAAGGCGTTTATCTACCAAGACCACGAAGCACACATCCAAGTCCACACGGCTGCTATGCAAGACCCTAAGATTATGGAGCTTTTGGGCCAGAACCCCAACGCACAGTCGATGATGGCTTCTATGCAAGCACACATCGCGGAACACCTTGCGTTCGAATATCGTAAGCAAGTTGAACAGCAAGCAGGCGTCCCACTACCAGCACCAAACGCTGAAATGGACGAGAACACCGAGCTGGCTGTTTCCCGTCTGGCGGCACAAGCAGCACAACAACTACTGCAGAAGAACCAAGCCGAAGCTGCGCAGCAGCAGGCGCAAGAGATGGCACAAGACCCCATCATTCAGATGCAGCAGCAAGAGCTTCAGATTAAACAGGGTGAACTCGAGCTTAAGCGTCATAAACTCCAGATTGATGCGGCTGAGAAGAACGACCGCCTAGAACTCGAGCAGATGCGCATCGAGTCACAAGAAGAGATTGCCGGTTTAAATATCGGCGCAAAACTTGCCACTTCCAAAGGTCAAATGGAAGCTAAGCAGGAAGCAGAAGGACTTCGTATGGGTATCGAGATTGCCCGCGAAGCCACACAACGTGAACAACCCGTTCCTAACCAAGCAACGCCCAAGGAGAATGAATGACCCATGACTTACTGATTTACCTGTCAAAAAAGGTACAAGATGAGATTGACGTGCTGAGCGGCGACCTCGCCCGTGGAACTGCAAAAGACCATGGTGAATATAAATACGCCTGCGGGATTATCCGTGGGCTTATGATGGCAAACGGTTTCATTGCTGAAGCCGCACAAAGAATGGAACAAGACGATGATTAATGCAGAGGACAATACTCTCCCGAACACCCCAGAGATTTTTCTGGCTTCGGACGTAAACAACATCGAAGACTCAACAGTCCTACCCGATACCGACGAGAAGAAAGCCAAGCAGCTTCCTGACCCATCTGGCTACCGCATCCTGTGTGCGCTTCCTGAAGTCGAAGAGAAGACCGCTGGCGGTATTTTTAAGGCCGACTCTACCAAGCAGTATGAAGAACTTACTACTCCAGTGCTTATGGTGCTGAAGCTGGGTCCAGATTGCTACAAGGACGAGAAACGCTTCCCGTCTGGCCCATGGTGCAAGGAAGGTGACTTCATTCTGACCCGCCCAATGGCTGGTAGCCGTGTGAAAATCCACGGTCGTGAGTTCCGCATCATCAACGACGACAGTGTAGAAGGTGTTGTTGAAGACCCTCGGGGCATTTCCCGCGCTTAACGGACGTAACCCGTACAAAGGAGAATAGTATGAGTATGCAGAATGACGATGACTTCGAGGATTTTTCCTACGAAGTCGAAGAAGATACCCCCGTTGAAGGTGCTGAAAAGCCCGAAATTGAAATCCAAGATGATACTCCCGAGGCAGACCGTGGGCGTGAGCCTATGCCAAAGGAACTTGTCGAAGAGCTAGAAGCTGATGAGCTTGAAGACTATTCCGACAAGGTAAAGACCCGTCTTAAGCAGATGAAAAAGGTCTGGCACGACGAACGTCGTGAAAAAGAACGTGAGATGCGTGAAAAGGCAGAAGCTCTTGCTGTTGCGCAGCGCGTTCTAGAAGAAAACCGCAAGCTAAAAAGCACGCTGGCCAAGGGCGAAGAGTCCTTGCTCGGAAGTTATAAGCAAACTGCGGAGTTTGAAGCTGCAGCAGCTAAACGTGAGTTTAAAGAAGCGTACGAGTCTGGAGATGCAGACCGTCTAGCGGACGCTCAGGAGAAGCTTGCGGAAGTTAATTACCGCATGCAGCAAATAAATAATTATCGTCCTACTTTACAGGAGGAAGATAACGAGGTAGAAATACCTCAACAGCAGGTGCAAGTTCCGCAACCTGACCAGAAAACTATGGCGTGGCAAGAGCGCAATACGTGGTATGGTACAGACCCGGAAATGACCGCAGCTGCTCTTGGGCTTCATCAGAGGCTCATAAATGAACGTGGCCCGCAGTTTGCAGGCACCGACGAATATTGGGGCGTTGTAGACAAAACTATGCGCCGTCGCTTCTCCGATTACTTCGGAGATGAAATGGATAATGGCGACACCAAGCCCGCTGCACGCGAACCAAAAGCGTCGTCAGTCGTTGCTCCAGCCTCACGTACACGGTCCCCCAAAAAGATTGTGTTGAAACAGTCCCAACTGGTAATTGCTCGTAAACTGGGTCTAACCCCTGAACAATATGCCCGTGAACTTATGAAGATGGAGAGATAAAATGACTGATATTATTGACGCTTTAGAAGGTAAAACGGGTTCGACCCGTGCCCCTCGTGAAACTCGTGCAGAAGCCGAACGTCCGAAGGTATGGCAACCGGCATCGACCCTGCCAGAACCGGACAAGCAAGCTGGATATGTGTACCGCTGGGTACGCGTGTCTTCAATGGGTAAGAATGATGCTAGCAACGTCTCGTCCAAACTACGGGAAGGTTGGGAGCCGGTGGCCATTGAGGAACAACCCCAGTTCCAAATGCTGGTGGACCCGGATAGCCGTTTCAAAAACAACATCGAAGTCGCAGGACTGTTGTTGTGCAAGGCACCAGAAGAGCTGATGAAGCAGCGTAAAGAATATTTCGCTAGCAAAAACCAGTCTCAGATGGAGTCGGTGGATAATAACTTCATGCGTGAGAACGACGCTCGTATGCCACTCTTTAGGGAAAAACGGTCTACGACGTCATTTGGCAAAGGCAAATAGCTAAAGGAGCTATAATATGGCATACCCTTCTGTTACCAGCCCTTACGGGCTAATCCCAATCAACTTGATTGGCGGACAGGTTTTTGCTGGTGCTACTCGTCAACTTCCAATCGCAACCAACTCTTCGACTGCCATTTTCTATGGTGACGTCGTTAAGTTGCTCGCAGGCGGTACTGTTGGCAAGGACACTGGTACAGACTCGGCCACCCCTGTTGGTGTTTTCCTCGGTTGCACCTACACGGACCCAACATTCGGTCTGACATTCCGTCAGTACTACCCCGGCACCACGAACATCACCGACGTCACAGCATACGTTCAGGAAGACCCTGATGCGTTGTTCAAGGTCGCTGTATGCGCTGGTACCAACTCGAACACTGTAAGCTATGTAACACAGGCTGCTGTTGGTTCGAACCTCAAGCTGGCAAACGGCGCAAACAACGTTGGTTCAACTTCGAACGGTAACTCTAAGGTCGGTGTAGACTCGACCGAAGGTACGACTTCGACGTGGCCTATCCGCGTTGTGGACGTTGTTCCTGAAACCGCTCTTGCAGGTAACCCCGGTTCTTACACCGAAGTTATCGTAAAGTGGAACCAAGGCACCCACAGCTACCTCAACCCAACCGGTCTGGCATAAGGAGACTGAACAATGGCAATTTCACGCGCACAACTTCTTAAAGAACTGTTGCCCGGACTGAACGCTTTGTTCGGCCTCGAGTATGCACGTTACGGCGAAGAGCACAAAGAAATCTACGAAACGGAAACTTCCGAACGTTCGTTCGAAGAAGAAACGAAGCTTTCTGGTTTCTCGGCTGCTCCAGTCAAGAACGAAGGTTCGGCCATCGCATACGACAACGGTCAAGAAGTCTTCACAGCTCGCTACAACCACGAAACGATTGCCCTCGGGTTCTCGCTCACGGAAGAAGCGATTGAAGATAACTTGTACGACTCGCTGTCGTCGCGTTACACGAAGGCATTGGCTCGCGCCATGGCCTACACCAAGCAAACCAAGGCTGCTGCAGTCTTGAACAACGGCTTCGACACCGACTACACTGGCGGTGACGGTCAACCATTGTTCTCGGCTTCGCACCCACTGGTTTCTGGTGGCACGAACTCGAACATCCCAAGCACTCCTGCTGATTTGAACGAAACGTCGCTTGAAGCGGCTGTAATTCAGATTGCAGCGTGGACGGATGAACGTGGTCTGCTCATCGCGGCTAAGCCACGTAAGCTCATCGTACCGCCAAGCCTGATGTTCGTTGCAACTCGCTTGCTCGAAACCGAACTGCGCGTTTCGACTGCAGACAACGACATCAACGCACTGAAGTCGAACGGCTCTATCCCAGAAGGTTACGCCGTAAACCACTTCTTGACCGACACGGATGCATGGTTCTTGACCACAGACGTGCCAAACGGTCTGAAGCACTTTGTTCGTACGCCAATGGCGACGGGCATGGACGGTGACTTCGACACCGGTAACGTACGTTACAAGGCTCGTGAGCGTTATTCGTTCGGCTGGTCAGACCCTCTGGGTATGTACGGCAGCGAAGGCGCAGCCTAATAAGTTTCCCCGAGAGCGTAGCTCAAGGGAACGGGGGGAAGGGAGGAGAGAAATCTCTTCCCTTCTTTTTTATTTATGCTATATCTACGCTACTAGGGAACAATATTCGTACCGACCGGCCCAGCGGACTTAGTAGAGACGGTACGGACGAGTGCTACTACACAGGAGAAAGTCATGGCTAATACCACATTTAACGGTCCAGTTCGTTCTGAGAACGGCTTCCAAACAATTTCAATCAACGCCACAACCGGCGCTGTAACCGTAACCGGTACATTCGGCGCAGCTACACAAGTAACTACCTTGGCCGCTACCGGCAACATCACTGCTGACAGCGCTTCGGGTCTTGTCGCTGGTGGTGCTTCTGCGTTCATCGCAACTAACGTTGCTGCTGGCATGGGTATCTATGTTGGTTCAGGCGCTCCGACTGTTGCGGCTGCTAAGGGTTCGCTCTACCTGCGTAGCGATGGTTCAGGCACTGGTGACCGTGCGTATATCAATACGAACGGCTCGACCACTTGGACTGCGCTCACAACCGCTGCTTAATCGGTAACCTCTAAGAAGGAGAAATCCGATGGCAATGCAAACAGACGTCAAATCCACCAAGCCACTTACGGCTACCGGTGTGTTCAAGACTCAGTCCGATGCTAACATGGCGTTCCGTACGCGTATCAAGGGTATTTATTACACCAATGGTGCGACCGCTGGTTCGGTGGTTATAACGGACGGGCAGGGTGGTAACACGCTGCTGACGTTGAACACGCCTGCTGCAGCAAATGCAGACGCGGTGTATGTCCTAGTCCCTGACCAAGGCATACTTGCAGAGAACGGTTTGTATGGTACAGTGACCAACACTGCCTCTATTACCATTTTCTACGGGTGATATATGCAACAGGAACAGAGCTACGACTTAGCTGGTAAGAGCGTCTTCATCGCTCTTCCAGCGTACGACTTCAAGGTGTCCTTGAAGCTAGCTGTTTCTCTTGCACGGTTTGCTCAGCAGGCTGCGCAGCACGGAGTTGAAATCCACATCGGCAGCATATGCGGGTGTTCGGTTGTTTCTCGTGCGCGCAACCTGCTGGCGCAAGACTTGCTTGAGTCAAAGTGCGACTACCTAATGTTCATCGACTCGGATATTAACTTCGAGCCTGAAGATGTGTTCCGCCTTATGGCGTGGGGCACCGACCCTAAGAAGGGTATTGTAGCTGCCGTGCCCCGTACGCGCAGCGAAACCAAAAACTATATTGCTACTCTCGACCACGACGAGAACAACCAGCTCACTATGAACAATATGGGTCTGGTCCGTGCTAAGCGTGTAGCTACAGCATTTATGCTGGTACGCCGCGAAGTGTTTGAACAAATGTCTGCAGCCCACCCAGAGTGGAGCTACTACGACACGCGGTCTGACCGCATGCTAAACGCTATGTTTGATTTCCTTGTCACCGACGAAGGCTACATTGGAGAAGATTTTCTCTTCTGCGACCGTGCACGGGAACTTGGTTTTGAAGTGTGGGTAGACCCCACAATCACATTGGGCCACATGGGCGTACAGGAATATGTCGGTAACTACGGTGATGACATTCTTTATCCAATGATTGTCCCCGCACAGAAGGAAGCAGCATAATGGGTATTAAGATAGGCGATGTGTCGATGCTTGGCGGTGCGATAACCGGCAAGGGTCTATTCGGCAAAGGGTTAGGCGCAGCCAACAAAGTGCTCGGCCCAACGGCTGGCATATTCCCACGTATGGCAGCGGCGGCGCAGAATAAAGACGCTCGACGTGCAGCAGCAGTTGCAGCCATGCAGAAAGCCGACTTCGACGCTAAACGGGACGCAGCAGCGGGCATTCGCCGTCGCCCAATGGTAGAAGATATTATGGTAACTGAAGAAGCTACCGCAGGTGCGCCGATGATGATGCGCAAAGGCGGCAAGGTCAAGAAAATGGCTAAGGGCGGCTCAACTGCCTCGAAGCGTGCTGATGGCTGCGCGACCAAGGGCAAGACTAAGGGAAGGTTTGTATAATGACTAAGAAATCAGATAACCCAAATGCTACTTATTTAAAACCGATGCCCCCAAAAAAGGGGTACCGTCGTGGTTTTGAGCCGCGTCCCGGTGAGAGCGAGTCCCAGCGTTTGAAGCGTGAGACGGCAGAGCTTTTGCGGCGTATAGAAAATAAGAGGCGTTACGGCTTGGATTATAGCAACTATGGCGACAAAGACATATACGCTGCTGGCGGCGCTATCGACAAGCCAAAGCTTAAGCCAAAGCCTAAGCCCATGCCTATGCCGCTAATAAAAAGTCCGACCAAGACCCCACCCAAGGGCGGAATAATAGAGAAGAAGTTTGCTAAGGGCGGTTCCGCCTCGAAGCGTGCTGATGGCTGCGCTACTAAGGGTAAGACGAAAGGGAAGATGGTCTAATGGCTAAGACGCCCGCATGGCAACGCAAAGAAGGCAAAGCGAAGTCTGGCGGGCTGAACGCCAAGGGTCGTGCGTCTTACAACAAAGCCAACCCGGGTAAGCCCGGTCTCAAGGCACCGCAGCCCGAAGGCGGTCCGCGTAAGAAGTCATTCTGTGCGCGCATGACGGGTATGAAGAAAAAGCTCACAAGCAAGAAGACGGCAAATGACCCTAATAGCCGCATCAATAAGTCCCTCCGGGCTTGGAAGTGCTGATATGGAGATGATGTTATGGAACATTATACTGAGCGCAGTGGTGGCGGTTATGGGCTTTTTGTTTAAGGGCAAGATTGATGAGTTGGACCGTCTCGGCATCCTACTCAACAAAACTCGTGAAGAAGTCGCACGCGACCATGTAACTCGCGCTGAGATGAACACATTAGTTGATAGGTTAGGCGACCGGTTTGACCGGGCCTTTGAGCGCCTTGAAGTCAAGGTCGATGAGATGAGGAAGGTATAGTTATGGCACGTAAAATGAAAAAGTTCTCTGCCGGTGGCGCTCAAGGTCGTTACGACCGCCGCATGGCGGATATCGAGAAAGACTTTAAAAAGGACTCAGCAGGTAAGAGCGGTAAGGCTCTTGAAGTGCTTGAAGCTAAGCGTGCCCAGCGCACCGCTGATGCCAAGGACGACCTTGCTAAGCGCACTGGCGCTGACCGCACTGCTACACGCGCTGCAGAGCGTCTCGCAGAAGTTAACCTGACGAAGACCCGCAAGTACGGCGCTCCACAGATGGTGAGCAAGTTCGAAGAACCGGTTGCTTCCGAGAAAATCACAGAGACCTTATCTTTACCTAAGCCGGGTCTCGCTACTTCAACTAAGAAGGCACCCGCTAAGGCACCTGCTAAGGCACCTGCTAAGGCACCTGTTAAGACAGATAGGGCACCGGACAAGGTAAAAAGAACTTATTACGTCAGCCCCGAAAACCGCAAAGCAATCACCACGGCGGCTAAGAAAGAGCCTACTAGCAAGTTCGATAGGCAGGCTTTTGTAGACCTGAAAGTTGCAAGAGAACGTAGTAAGCCAGTTAGTAGCCAGAACCCTATACTAGCTAGGATGCGCGCTTTAGCTGAAGCTCCCGGCGCTAGCCGGGGGGCTATATACGATTATAGACGGGCAGTGGAGTCCGGCAGGTACAAAGCCAAGGGTGGCTCAGTTAAAAAGGAAAAGACTATGAAATACGCTAAGGGTGGTTCTACATCTTCAAAACCTCCGCAGCCCACTGCTGCCGACAGGAAAGCAGACGCCAAGTTCCGTAAGTCCGTAAAGGACCTCAAGGTTACGCCAGAAAATGCTGCGGCTATCGGACGTGGAAACCGTTCTACGGGTATGGCAAAAGGTGGAAAAATAGCACCTAAGTTTGGCGCTGCAATGAAGAAGAAATCTGCTGACACCAAGGGCCGTGCAATGGTCAAGAAGTGCAGCGGTGGCTCGATGAAGAAGTACGCTTCAGGCGGTCTCGTTGCTGGTCACAAGTCGGCTGACGGTATTGCTAAGAAGGGCAAAACCAAGGGCAAGATGCCAACGATGGCTCGTGGCGGTGCGGCCATGATGCGCAGCCGTGACAGCTATGGCGGTGCTAACTTCAAAAAAGGCGGTAAGTGCTAATGCGCGCTTGTCGGGGTATGGGGGCTATAAACCCTTCAAAAATGCCGGGGGCGAAGACAATTCGTCGGAAGGATAACCCCGACGACGTCACTATGTACGCCAAAGGCGGCAAGCTCGACATCTCGAAGGCCATTAAGAAGCCGGGTGCACTGCGCTCGGCTCTTGGTGCCAAGAAGGGTAAGCCAATTCCAGCCGCTAAACTTGCCAAGGCCGCTAAGGCTCCGGGCAAACTAGGTCAGCGTGCACGGTTTGCGCAGTTGCTGAAAGGCTTTAAGAAGAAGTAATGGCCCGGTCGGACGAACCTAAGTGGAAGCGCATCGTTGCCAGCGTAAAGGCTGGCACGAAGGGCGGAAACGCGGGTCAATGGTCCGCACGTAAGGCTCAGCTTGCTACGCAACGGTATAAGAAATCCGGTGGTGGTTACAGTGGCCCGAAGACTGAAGCGCAGAAATCTCTGTCCAAATGGACTAAGGAAGACTGGGGCACTAAGTCGGGCAAGCCGTCTACTCAAGGGCCAAAAGCCACAGGCGAGCGCTACTTGCCTAAGAAAGCACGTGAGGCTTTGAGTTCGAAGGAATACTCTGCTACAAGCAAAGCGAAGCGCGAAGGCACTAAGGCGGGCAAGCAGTTCGTTAAGCAGCCGAAGGCTATAGCAAAGAAGGCAGCGAAATACCGATGACCACTTCCGGCACCAGCACATTTAACCTTAACCTCAACGACCTAGTCGAAGAGGCTTTTGAGCGTTGCGGTGCAGAACTCCGCACGGGCTATGACTTACGCACTGCGCGGCGCAGCCTGAACTTGCTCACCATTGAATGGGCAAACCGGGGTATTAACCTATGGACCATCGAGCAGGGTTCGATACCTATGGTGCAGGGGCAGATTGTTTACGATTTACCCGTCGATACCATCGACTTGCTTGAGCATGTCGTACGCACTCAGACTGGGCAGCAGCAGACTGATATCACCATTAACCGTATCAGCATCGACACATATTCGACAATCCCGAACAAGAACGCGCAGGGTCGGCCTATCCAAGTGTGGATTAACCGCCAGTCAGGTGCAGACTATCCGGTAGATGGCGTGGCTTATCCAAACATTAACGTATGGCCAGCCCCAGACCAGAGCAATTATTATACCTTTGTCTACTGGCGCTTGCGCCGCTTACAGGATGCTGGTGATGGTGTTACTACGCAAGATATACCGTTTAGGTTCATCCCTTGTATGGTGGCTGGTCTCGCGTATCACTTATCCTTGAAGATACCCGGTGCGCTTGAGCGCTCTGTGGGTCTGAAAGCACAATACGAAGAACTCTGGCAGCAGGCTGCTGATGAGGACCGCGAGAAAGCGCCATTGCGCATCGCGCCTCGTCAGTATTTCAGGTGACGTGTGCCTAATCGGTTCGCTTCCGGCAAGTGGGCGATTTCCCAGTGCGACCGCTGCAACTTCCGCTATAAGCTGAAGGAGCTAAAGCGGCTCGTCATTAAGACCAAGAACGTCAACATTCTCGTGTGCCCCACATGCTGGGAGCCGGACCAGCCGCAGCTTCAGTTGGGTATGTACCCAGTGGATGACCCGCAGGCGCTACGCAACCCACGCCCAGACAACAGCTATTACCAAGCGGGTCTGAACGTGAACAATAACCCTACTGACGGTAGTCGCGTAATTCAGTGGGGGTGGGACCCTGTGGGGTTAAATAATCCTTTGGGTTTATTTGGTCTTCCAAATACGCTATTAGGTAATGGTCAAGTAGGGACCGTAACGATTGAGACGGAGAATTAGTGATGGATAAGAAAGATTTGAAGCAGGACAAGGCTATGATTGCTAAAGCCGTGCACAAGCACGAGCGTGCAAAGCACAAGGGCCAGCCTATGACCAAGCTCGCCAAGGGCGGCAAAACCAACGCGCAGATGAAGGCTATGGGCCGCAATCTTGCCAAAATCGCCAACCAGAAGAAATCTTCGCGGGGTAAATAATATGGACTACAAACCCAAGACGGTGCCGATTGTGAAGAACAATAGCGGTTACCCAAACAACGTACCTAACACCCAGACCGTGAAAACACGCGGAACCGGTGCGGCTACCAAGGGCACGCATAGCAGCAAGAAACTGGCATAATGAACTACGCACAACTGTTCGAGACAATCAAAGGGTACGTCGAAAACGACTTTCCCAACACTTC